AGAAGATAGAGAAGAGAGATGGCTAAAAGGATGGAGGCCAAATAATGAGACCAAGAAAGAATAAGAAGTTTATCGATCCACGATATTTTATGGACGAGAAGATGGAAGTGATTAAAGAGGTTGAGATCGAGCCACGTAAGTCAAGAGATCTTAAAACTGGGTGGGGCATGACAGGGGCTGCTGCTCTTGGCGCTACTATTGGTTCTATTTTACCTATCGTTGGCACTGCTGGTGGCGCCGTGGTGGGCTTCGGCGCTGGAAAACTTATATCAGATGTAATAAATAGCCGGATTAATCAGGGCATTCTTGATAGACTGGCAAAGGCAAAAGTTAGTGAAGAAACAGTGATGGCAACGGCACAAACGCTTTTTGACGAAGCAAAAGCAGGGTTAGAAGAGGAAGGAGCGCCAGTTCCTGATGATGCTATAGCCATGGGGGTAGGTGAATGGCTCGATAAATCTCTCGACTCCGCACGCCTGTCGCCGGAACAAATGGAAGAAATTAGATTTGATGAAAAGACATTAAGAGATTTATCAGACAATCTGCAACTTGAAGACGTTGTTATTGATGTTTTAAGCAAGAAAAATATGTTAGTAGGGGATACTCTAGGAACCGCAGTCAGCCGGCGCATCAAACAGGTATCACAAGCTGCCGATCCTGCAGGCGCCCTGGCTCGCGCCGGCGGCAGAGCTTTAGCTCAAGAGAAATTAAAAAAATGAAAATATCTAAATCCAGAATAAAAGAAATCATTCAAGAAGAGATCGTAAAAGAGATCGAGTTTAGAACTGGCGTGCCAGAAGAAGATATTCTTACTCACGGAACGGATCTTGACAAATATCCAACCACAAAGGAAGAAGAGATGTCCGAGGCTATTTCCCAGATCCTTGAAGATTTATTAGCTGATGCTGTCGAGGGGCAAGGTGGTCCACCTAGAGACATGTGGATGGCTGGTTATGACGATGAGCTTAATGACGAGGCAATGCGCATGCGTGATAGAATTTTAGCAGCAGCAGATGAAGTTATTGAGCAAGAAGAAAAAAGACGATAATAATGAATGAGTTTTCAATTAGACAAAAAACAAAAAGTAAAAGAAATAGTAAAATGTGGCAAGGAGCCGGCCTATTTTCTAAAAACATACGCTCGTATATCTCATCCATTACATGGCCTTATTTTATTTGACACGTATGACTTCCAAGACGATTTGCTTGATAATTTTAACGATTACCGTTTTAATGTTATTCTAAAAGCACGTCAGCTTGGCATATCTACTATTACGGCTGGCTATATTGTATGGATGATGTTATTTCATCGAGATAAGGCCATTCTTGTAATGGCAACAAAGTTTGCGACAGCAGGAAACTTGGTTAAGAAAGTCAAAGGTATCATGAGAAATATCCCTGATTGGTTAAAAATCGCTACTATCTCTGTTGACAATAGAACATCGTTTGAGCTTTCTAATGGTTCTTCGATTAAAGCTGCCTCCACCTCTGGTGATGCTGGCCGCTCAGAAGCATTGTCTTTGTTGGTGTTAGATGAAGCTGCCCACATTGAGAATCTTGAAGAATTGTGGACAGGCTTATATCCTACACTGTCTACTGGTGGACGTTGTATCGCCTTATCAACCCCTAACGGTGTTGGTAATTGGTTTCATAAAACATGTTCAGACGCAGAGACTGGTGCTAATAACTTTAATTTAACAACTCTGATGTGGGATGTGCATCCCGATAGAGATGCAGAGTGGTACAAGAAAGAAACCAAAAACATGTCTAAGCGCCAGATTGCGCAAGAGTTACAATGCAACTTCAATACTTCTGGAGAAACAGTTATTGATCCAGATGATATGGAATGGTTATTAACTCAAGTTAAAGAACCTAAGTACCGCACAGGGTTTGATCGTAACTTTTGGATATGGGAAGAGCATGATCCTACTTGTAATTATCTAATGGTGGTTGATGTAGCACGTGGCGATGCCGCTGATTATTCTACTTTTCATATATTAAAATTAGAAACACTAGAGATTGTTGGAGAATACCAGGGAAAACCAACACCAGATATGTATGCCAATATGTTGAATCAAGTAGGCAGAGAATATGGCGGTTGTATGTTGGTCGTAGAAAATAATAATATTGGTTATACCGTTTTAGATAAATTAATAGAATATCAATATCCTAATCTTTATTATTCAATTAAGTCAACACATGAATATATTGATCAACACCAAGCAGAAGTAAAATCCAGCGCCATTCCAGGTTTCACGACTTCTATGAAAACGCGCCCTCTCATTGTAGCGAAATTAGAGGAGTTTATCAGAAACAAACTAATTAAAATATACTCTTCACGACTAGTAAACGAAATGAAAACTTTTATTTGGAAAAATGGTAAACCACAAGCTATGAAAAGCTATCATGATGATTTGATTATGGCTCTTGCTATAGGTTGTTGGGTCCGCGACACTGCACTTCAGGCAAATGCGCGAGATTTAAATTATCAAAAAGCATTTCTAAATTCTATAATAACTACTAGAACATCTTTTGTGACAAGGATAAGTGGTCAAGAGGGCTACAAAAAAGACAACGTTCTTGATAAAATGAATGACGCAAAACATTTATATGATGAGTATAAATGGATAATAAAGTGAGAAAATAAATGCCACCTTTTAAAGGAAAAAATCCCAATAATCCTCAATCCAACTTATTCAAAGCTTTAACACGGCTTTTTTCTGGCCCGATTATTAACTACCGATCTCAATCAGGTCGCAGAATCAGAAGACAACATTTGGATAAGTTTTCTTCTCGTTTTAAATCTGCTTCAGGACAACAGTTTAAGAAAACATTATATAATCCATTAGATGTTATTGCATCGAATGCTATATCAAATCAACGGAGAACAGAGCGATATGTTGATTTTGATCAAATGGAGTATATGCCAGAGATAGCATCTACTATGGACATATATGCAGACGAAATGACAACATATTCTGATCTTCGTCCAATGCTTAATATTAAATGTCCCAATGAAGAACTAAAAGCAGTTTTAGAGGTGCTTTATAAAAGCGTTTTAAACTTAGACTATAACTTGTTTGGTTGGAGCCGCACCATGTGTAAGTATGGTGATTTCTTTTTATATTTAGATATTGATGAAAAGTACGGTATAAAGTCTGTTATTGCCCTTCCTCCAATGGAACTGGAAAGATTAGAGGGACAAGATTCTACAAACCCTAATTATGTTCAATACCAATGGAATACCGCTGGGATGACCTTTGAGAACTGGCAGGTTTGCCATTTTCGTATTTTAGGCAACGATAAGTATTCTCCCTATGGCACTTCGATCCTAGAGCCTGCTCGTCGCATTTGGCGTCAACTTACGCTTATGGAAGATGCCATGATGGCATATCGTGTTATTCGTTCATCGGAAAGAAGAGTTTTTAAAATTGACGTAGGCTCAATACCTCCGCAAGAGGTTGAACAATATATGCAAAAGATTGTAACACAGTTAAAACGCCATTCTGTTGTAGATCCTTCTACAGGTCGAGTTGATCTTCGTTATAATCCAATGAGTATAGAAGAGGATTATTTTATTCCTGTTCGTGCTGGCTCTGTTACTGACATTCAAAACCTTGCAGGGGGAGCAAACACAACACAGATTGATGATGTTAAATATCTTCGTGATAAATTATTTTCTGCTTTAAAAATTCCTCAATCATATTTGTCCATGGGCGAAGGGGCCGAAGAGGATAAAACCACTTTGGCTCAAAAGGATATTCGTTTCGCGCGAACTATCCAAAGATTACAGAGAGTAATTGTTTCTGAGCTTACTAAGATTGGTATTATCCATCTTTATACTTTAGGGTTCCGAGGTGAAGATTTATTAAGTTTTTCCTTGAGTCTTAATAACCCTTCTAGGATCGCTGAGCTTCAAGAATTAGAACATTGGAAGACAAAGTTCGATACTGCTGCCGGCGCCACTGAAGGCTATTTTTCTCGTCGTTGGGTTTCTGAACACATGTTCGGAATGTCTCATGAAGAGTTTATTCGTAATCAGAGAGAGATGTACTATGATCGTTATCATGATGCAAAATTGCAGCAAGTGGCCGAAGCTGCAGCCGCAGAAGGCGCCGCCGCGCCTGCTGGTGAACTGGGCGGCGACCTAGGCGGCGACCTAGGCGGTGAACTGGGCGGTGAGCTTGGTGGTCCTGAAGAAATGCCTGCTGCCGAGGCAGGCGCCGAAGAGCTTGCTGGAGGCGGAGAAGAATCAGCATTACTCGCAGTTCCGCCAGGTTCGCGCGATGCTCCACGACTCACGCCACATCAAAAAAGAGCACCCCGTGTGCATAATGGACCACATGGCGAAAAGGTATATTCTCCAAAAGCTGCACGTGGCGGCGATGACCGTATTCGTGGCGCGAGAAAACGTTCGTGGGCGTCACAGTATTCAAAAGAAAAGGGAAGTAGTACGATTAGAAATATAATGCCAGGATACGCCGATGGCCTCCAGTCTCTCGGGAAGGCATTTGTCCCTGTAGGAGAGGGTATTTACGAAGAAGACCAGTCTACTTATAGTTTGAGAGAGCAAATAGAAGAAGAACAATTGTTTACAATTGATACATCTGTTCGTAATCTACTTAAAGAACTGGAAAATAAGGATTTAATAACGGAGCAAAACGATGAAGATAAAACACAACAAGAAACGTAATACAGCTTTTGTTTACGAAGCGCTTGTTAAAGAAGCTACTGTTGCGATCTTAAAAAACGACTCAAATAGAAGAGATAAAGCAGTTAAAATAATAAAAAAGCACTTTAAACCTGGAAGCGTATTGAGAAAAGATTTGGATTGTTATCGTTCGTTGGGCGAAAATCAAGACATAGATAGACAAACAGCAGAAAAGATATTGAGAGAAGCCAAGCTTCAGAGGAGGCTTGTGGATCCTGATGGCTTGTTTCAGAAACAAACAAAGCTTATTCACGATATCAACACAGAAGTTTCGCCTTCTGTATTTGGGAATTTTGTACCAAACTATAAGTCATTAGCAACTATTATGCAGATTTTTTCTGATAAAATATCTCCAAAAGATCAGATCATATTGGAAAATGAAATAATTGATCGAATGCTTATGGGGTCGATTGGCTTGGACGAGCAAGATCCGATTACTAATTTGGTGTATAAAACATTTGCTGATAAGTTTAATGAAAAATATGACAATGAACTTTTGAAAGAGCAAAAAGAACTTTTAAAATATTATACCTCTTCGTTTATAGATAACGCATTGGAACTTAAGATATTTTTAAATGATGAAATTTCTAGACTCAAGGAACGATTGGAAAAAGCAAAGCAAATCAAAGAAATAAAAAAGGACCAGGAAATGCTCGACAAGACAACAATGGTCATTAAGCGTCTCGAATCATTAGCAAAAGAAAATATTAACGAAGACGTTCTTTTGATGGTCATGAAAACGCAAAAGCTTGTAAAGGAAATATATAACAATGCCAATAACGATTAAAATTGGTAAACCTACAAACGCTAAAGTTACATTAGAGTTAAATGTACGGAAGAGTCTTAGTGGAGATTTAATGATATTTGATCACGGCGACATTGATATTGTATTATCTTCAGCAAAGAATAAGATTACAACTTTTCCAAAAGAAACGATGTCTGATTTGGTGTATGGCGCCCAGAACAGGCTCTTCACTTATCTTCATAAGAAAGGCCTTGTTATTCCGGAATCTATCCGTGCGGGTTCTTTTTATGGTTCAATAGAAGCTGATATGGAAGCAACATCTTCTGAAGAACTGAGTACTCCTAAAATGACTCTTATTAATATTTCTAGATTTATTGATGAAGAGCGTCCATATTTTGAGGCCACAGAAGCTATTATATCCATGGACGACGAAGAGTTATTACATCCAGATAACACTGATGCCACAGATCTTGGTGAGGTACCTCAAAAAGTTGAACAAGGCTCTATACGAAAGGGATACGTTAGAGATCCATATTCATTGAGCTATTTGTATACGATGTAGGAGCATTTGTTGTGTCTGAAATGAAACTGATAATGGAGAATTGGAGGAATTATCTTGTAGAAGATATGGTAATTAGAAAACCTCTTTTTGAAGATTATGAATACATTACTGGCGTTTTAGGCGTTCCACTACCCCTCAGTGAATCTGGTGATGTTGTCCCATTAACCGAAGAATTAAAACAACAGATCCTTCAAGAACAAATGTTGTTTGAAGCATTTTGGGATGGGGCCGTTAAAAAAGTAAAAACGGTAGCTGGTCAAGTCGCTGGTAAATTTATTGATGCGGTTGAAGGTGTAAAACAATTTGGTAAAGACGGCTGGCTTATAATTCAACAACTATATCGTGTTTCTTCAGATCCAAGCTTGATTCAGCCGTTTTCAGAAACTCTTTGGACCCAGGCAATAAGCAATATTAAAGAAAAAGTTACTTCCGTGTTGCAGCAATTAATAGGCTATTTTTCTGAATGGAGCATGCCTTCACTTAGTGATATAACAACTAAGGCGGTAGATATCATTAGCAAATTATTTGACACTCTTCTCAAATTGGAGGGCTGGAAAAAGGCTGTTGGATTTGCCGGAATGGCAATTGGGATGATGTGGCTTTGGGATAAAGTTAAAGACTTCGTTGATCCGTATTTGGAGTGGGTTGAAAAGATTAAAGGCGCCCTTGATGATGCTAAAACTCAGATTGTGGAAGAATTTAAAGCATGGGTTCAAGATACTGTTAAGGCAGAACTTATTGGCTTTATACAGGGCCAGTTTGGAGGCATTATAGATAAATTGATTTCGGTAACTAGTGGCATTAAGCCATGGTGGGATGCTGCAGTTAAGGCGGTGGGAACTGCTGAATTAATCGTTAGAGCTTTGGGGCCGTCAATGAAACAGTTTGCAACAGCAACAACAGGTTAGAACAATATGGAACTTATAACTTTTATACTCGCAGCTTACGGCTTAACTCAAATATTAGTATACGGCAGCATTTTTAAGGGATGGCGCCCCACAGAAGGAAAGCTTGGAGAGCTATTCAGATGCCCAATGTGTATGGGATTTTGGGTAGGCGTACTTTTAATGTTTCTTTCTCCGTTTACAGAACTATTTAGTTTTGATGTATCTGTTGATAATTTTTTGATTTTAGGATGCATATCATCGGGAACTTCATATATATTAAATATGACATTTGGAGATGAAGGCATTAAACTTTCTAAAACAGTAGAGGTAAAAAATGACTAATTTTTGGACACAGAAATGGATGCTCCAACCAGTAAGGTTGTGCTGCAAGGGATCAAGATTCGCGCGGGTGGCGCCCGCAATATAAAGGAATAAATAATGGCAAAAGTACTTTTACGAGAATATTACGAACTATGCGAAGGCGGCGTTTGTCAAGATCTTTTGACAGAAGATGAAAAAAGATTTGTGGCCGGCGGCGGCATGATGCTTTCTGGCAAGTTACAAGAAGCCGATATACAAAATGGTAATGGTCGCGTTTATCCTTACAAAACTTTGATGAGAGAAGTTAAGAACTACCAGAAGCTCGTAAAAGAAAACAGAGCGCTGGGAGAGTTAGATCATCCAGACGATTCAGTTATTAACCTTAGAAATGCCTCACACATGGTTACTTCCGTTTGGATGGAAGACAAGAGTGTGATGGGAAAAGTTAAAGTATTAAATACGCCTTCTGGTAAGATTCTCAAAGAACTAGTCAACGATGGCGTTAAGCTTGGCATCTCATCTCGTGGGATGGGTTCGGTTAGCGAGGGGAATGGACAAACTATGGTGGAAGATGATTTTCAATTAATATGTTTTGATTTTGTTTCTGAACCATCGACTCCAGGCGCCTTTATGATGAGCGAAGCAAAAAGCTTAAAAGAACCAAATATTTTTACAAGAGCGGATAAAATTAATCGCTTATTAAACGAGATTTTAGAAGATGAGCAACTGGTCTAGTTTCGAAAATGATAAAGCCCTCATGGATGCATGGCGTTCCTATTTAAAAGAGGGAAAGCCACCATCATTTTTTTGGCAATCGTCAGAAGAGGAAGAGCCAACACCGGAAGAAGATTCTAGTCCTGGCGCCGAACGTACTTTTGGCCTCACCTCCAAGCAACCCGATTCGTTGATTAGTATTTTAGGCGAGTTGGGCTTTCTAACGCCAGAACAGCTACAGACTATCGTTTCTAAATTTACAGAAATTGCTGACGATGAAGGCGTTGTGTTAGAGGCTGTATCGCTAAAAGGCGCCACATCGGAGCAAGATAGGATTTTTAGTCCAGAAAGTACAGGACAAATATTACAACTTATTAGTACGTTAGGGCTACAGGGTGAACAGCAGAAACAATTATTAAAAGCAATTAACTACTGGGGGCGCGTTAATACTGTTAAATTTTCAATACCGACCGCTACCCCAGCAGCAGTTGCTCCCCCCGTTTCAACGAAACCACCGTCTGCGCTTTCCTTGACAGATGATCCTCCTCCCCATTCATGGGGCGCCGACAAGCCAGAGGAAGTCGGTCCTGGTCCCGAAGATTTAGTTGTTACAAAATCAGATGAGGAAGTAGATGAGGAAAAGGATGAGGAAAAGGCAGAAGTAGCAAAGCAGCAATTAGATAAAGCTGTAGCGGAAGACGATGAAAGCGGCATGCTTGCCTGGGGAAACAAGTGGCTCCGATGGAATCCGTTGACAGGCTCTGTTGTTGGCTTTGCAAATGGAATAGAATTTTTCAAAAAACACTCAGATATGCCCTTCGCCAAGCGCGCACTTGGAGCTTTGATTTTGATGGCTGGTACCACCCTTGACTCCTTCGCGTGGGATATGTTGGATGACGAAGGCTTTGAGCTAATGGCTGAAGGTAATTACGTAGAAGGAGTGGTAGCACTAATAGGTAGAGAATATGAGAAGTTTATGAGGTTTGCTGGCGCTTGTGATATG